GAAAATCCAAACCTACGAATTAAGATAGTTTGTGAAAGTGAACAAATGGCAAGGCAGAGAATAAAGTTTTTAAAGGCTCATCTTGAAAGAAATCCAAGATTGAAGCAATTATATCCCAATTTGAAACCAGCTGATACAGAAAGCTGGTCTTCCCAACAACTTTATGTTGAACGAGATTTAATTTCACCTGACCCATCCATAGAAGCTTATGGTGTATTATCAGCAGCTACAGGTTCTCACTGTGTTTTGTCTGATACCCCCATAATTACTAATAAAGGATTAAAACCTATTAAAGACATACAACTTAAAGATTTGGTTCTAAGTAAGAATGGTAACTTTGAACAGGTTGTAGTCAAGGCCAGTCATATTTACAAAGGTAAAGTTTATTATATTAAAACCTCTCCAACCATAGATGTGCCATTTGTTAAAATTACAGCAGATCACAAGATTCTTGTTAAAGATATAGAAGATACAAACACTGGTGTGATGTGGTTAAAAGCTGAAACTATTGCTAAACAGCCATGGAAGTATTTGTTAGCTTTCCCAAAACCACATTCCCATGAAGAAGAAAAGGTGTTAGTCGATCTTAACTTAACATTTGATATTTTGGATGAGGACAATAACTTTTACTATGTTCCAATTGGCTACATAGAGGAAGATTATTATGATGGCATTGTTTATGATATACAAGTGAAGAATGGTCATTCATTCTGCTGTCCATTCCTAACCCTTTCGAATTGTGATTTGATTGTGTTTGATGATATTATTGGCCAGAGAAATGCCATAGTATATCCTGAGAACTTAAAGAAAGTTGAAGAAGCATTCTATAATACTTGGTTAAATGTTCTCAATTCTACTGGTGGTTGGTTTATTTATATCTTCACCCCATACAAAGAAGGTGAACTTTCATTAAAACTTAAAGAAAGGACTGATTTGTATGAAGTTGTTGAATATATTGTGGATGATAATCTTACTCCTATTTGGCCTGAATGGATGAATAGAGAAGCTTTGAAGAAGAAACTTGAAGAAATTGGACCAACAGCTTTTGCAAGAGCATATCAAGGCAAAGTAGCATCAGACAAAGATTTTGTATTCAATAGAAATGCAATAGAGCAATGTTATGATTTCACATTAAGCTTTGGTGAAACAAAAGACAGCTGGGTCTATGTAATGGGCGTTGACTTAGCTGCTGGCAGAACTAAGCAAAGTGCAAGAAATGTTATCTTTACTTTGGCTATAGATGAAAAAGGGCATAGAATTCCTGTTTCTATTAAGATAGGTAGATGGGATAGTGTAACAACAGCAAAAATGATACTGAATGAATATGAAAGATTTAAACACAAGATAATCAAGATTGAGAACAATGCTTATCAGCAAGCCTTAATTGACTGGATAAATGCTATAAGTGGTTCAACAGATCTTCCCATAGAAGGATATAGAACAGGAAATCAGAAGTTTGATCCTGAAAGAGGACTTCCATCAATGGCTGCTGAATTTGAAAAGGGACTGTGGAGAATTCCCATGAAGAATGAACACCCTGATGGATGTGATTGTCCTTTGTGCGTCTGGTTAGAGGAGCTAAAGACATTTCCTCATTCTAAGTTTTCTGACACAGTTATGGCTTCGTTCTTTGCACGTGAAGCAGCAAGAGAAATCGTAGGTAATGATACAGTGAACATAAGTTTTATTGATGTAAAGCTTGATGAAGACATTTTTATTGAGCAAGATGAAACTTTTAGCATATATATGTGAAAACCCAAAGGAGAAAATATATGATATGGAAACTTTTTAGAAGAAAAGCTAAGAAGCCAAACAATGAACCAATTGAAGAATTAGATAGATTTTATTCTCAAGAATTTTACCCTTATGTTGCTGGCAGAAAAAGGAGAAAAGTAAAACCTTATGATTTTGGTTCATTTGTTGATAGTTTTATAGCTACTCCTTATATCTATGCTTGTATCAACAAAAAAGCAACAGCAATAAAAACATTAGAGCCAAAGGCTTTACGCATAACAAGTGATGGTCAGACATTTGTTGATTATAAGAATGACTTATACAAACTAATTCAAAAGCCAAATCCATTCTATAGTTTCCGTATCTTGCTGGAAGGAACAGTGGAAAGCCTTGAGCTTACAGGAAACGCATACTGGGAAATCAACAAAACCAGATCAGGGAAAGTTATTTCTGTATATTTATTACAACCACACAGAATGTTCATCAGGCAGAAGAATAACAGTGAATTTGAATATGTGTATAGATTGCCTGATGGTAAGGAAATACTTTATTCTCCAGATGAAATAATACACTTCAAATATCAGAATCCCTTTGATGACCTTTATGGTCTATCCCCCATGGCTTCACTTGATTTACCTATAGAAACATTGCAGGAAAGCTTAGATATTCTGAATAAATACTTTAAATATGGAACACACCTAAGAGGTGTTCTTGAAACTGATAACATTCTTACAAAGGAAATGAAAACCTATCTTGAAAATAGATGGGCACAATTGTATGCCAGCAGTTCAAATGCATTCAGAATACCTATACTTGAAAAAGGATTGAAGTTCAGACCTATAAATGTTGTTCCCAAGGACATGCAGGCAATAGAAGCACATGAAAAAGCACTTTATGCTATCCTTGCTGTTTTTAAGGTGCCCCCTGAAGTTTTAGGATTAAGACAAGCTAATTATTCAGGAATGGAACAGGCAAGAAGGTCATTCTGGGAAGATACGATTATACCACTGGCAAAGGACTTGGAAGACACAATAAACTTCAATATTCACAAAATTACAAAAGATGAAAATATTAAGTTTGTGTTAGATTATAGCTCTGTTGAAGCCCTGAAAGAAAACAAACTTGTTAGGGCAAGAGTTGCTGGTATTCTTATGGACAGAGGTGTTATGACGAGAAATGAAGTAAGAGTTCACTTCTTTGATTTGCCACCAGTTGAAGGAGGAGACGAATTCCTCTTGCCTTTGAACATGACACCCGTTGAATCTGGAAGAAAACCTGAAAATGAAGAGGGCAATCCTGATCAAACAATGCGTCCTGATAGTGAGGCACAAGACAATTCAGCTAAAAAGGTGGAGATTAAATCTGTTTATGATGCTGAGCATGAATGGTTATTGTTGCATACAACAGTAGAAAACTATCTATTAAATGAGCTACCTAAATTTTATCAGAAGCAAAAGGAAAGATTTGAAACCAGAATTGCATCTGTAATTTCATCGGCCATATTGATGAGTGAAAGTAAACTTCAAAAAGAGGTGAGGAGTGCTCTAAACTATGCAAGAACCCTCACAGCAGAAGATATTGTTGATAAATTCATTAGTATTGCAGAGAGGATTTACTTTGACATTAGTTATAAGTTAGATCCAAACTTAGACGTCTTAACTGGTGAAATGCCAAAGTCAGTTAGAGAAACAATTACAGACTGGGCCTATACTGTTACGGACATCATAGATGAAACAACAGAAAAGCAACTTACAGAAACTATTATTAAAGCGATTCAGGAAGACATACCAGTAGAGCAAGCTATAAATAAGGTTTATACTAAACTTTTAGATGATGTGAACGGACAGAGAATCAAAACTATTGCTCGCACTGAAGCGACTTATTTGCTTAACAAAATCAAGTTTGAGGTGCACAAGGATGCTGGATTTGCTTATAAGATGTGGCACAATCCTTGTGATGAACGAAGCAGACCACATCATGCTGAGTTAAATGGAAAAAAGATACCAATAAATGAAAAATTTAATGTTGGTGGTTATAAGGCAGACCATCCAGGAGATAAAAGTTTACCTGCATCAGAGATAGTTAGTTGTCGTTGCTGGCTGAGTTTTCATAAGAAGTAGTAAGAGGGTAGGTAGATGAGTTTTCTACCAAAGATATTGGAATATGCTTCAAAATATGGGATAACTGAAGGTCTCACCCTTTTGATTGCTGTCGTTCTATTCCTTATTGTGTGGAAAGATATTCAAAAAAGGGAGAAAGAAAGGTGTTATTATAGATTTAAAGCTGATTTTGACCAATTCCGTAATAGACAGGATCATTTCACTGACAGAATAGATGAAGTCATTTCAGCTCTAAAGCTAATCAGTAAGGATCTTGATAATGTTGTTGATATGATGAAGTCTCTTAGCAGAACATTGGATAAATTCTCAAGATCAAGTGATGATGCCACATCAAACATGAAGCTGAAGTTTGAAGAAATCCTCCATAAAGTTGAAACACTTTCTATAACAATAGACAAGATTCTTTATATCTTTGCAAAACTAAACAAAGATGGGGAGATTTGATATGAAGCTGAAAGACAAGAACTTTGATATACAGAAGTATAACAAACTTTCAAGCACTATCTTTGAGATTGAGTTTTACAAAAATAAGATTGATATAGAACCAGACACCAAAATCTGCCCCTGTTTCAAGAAGATTTACAAGTTTGTGTTGTTGATAGGGGAATATATTTTAATCAACAAGTTTTACAATCAAGAAATTTCACTTGATACTCTTCACAAATTGCTTCCAGAGAGCCTGCCCGATGTGGATGTTCGTGCAAAGATGCTTGCCTACATCATGCTTCGTCCACTAATCAAGGACTTTCTAAGAAAAGACTTTGATTATTTTTGTGATAATACTGAATCCTACATAAAGAGTGCAAAGTTAATCTTATCCGGCTTGCATATAAATTGTGAAAATTTATCATGTAGAAAGTGTGTTAAGGATGAATGTGCTTACTTTGATAAATGGTGTCAACACTGTGAAAGCCACAAGTATGTTGAAGAGAATGGAGAATATATCAGATTTTATATATTCCCATTCATCATATTTAGCAAAAGTTATTGGATCAGATATTGCTTTAATATGTTGGACAAGCTTCACAAAGATTTGAAAAGTGTAAAGCTAATACTGGATTATAGAAATCTACCACCAGAGCTGAATTATACTTGGAATGAACATTCATTTGCACGGTTCAGTTACGCAGTTGAGCGATTTGGTTCTGTATCAATTGTTCATTATGAAGGAAGAGTTAATTTTGGGAAGTATTATAATGAAATAAAAGATTACTTATGCGGAGGTCAAAAATGAGTGTTAGATATGTGCATGGTTACATAATGTCAAATGACTCTTGGGAAATCAAGACTGTTGATACCAAAGAGCGACTCATTGAGGGGTTTGCTTCTACCAATGTTGTTGATAGAGTGAAAGATATTGTGGAACCGAAAGCATTTGAAAAAACAATGAAAGTTTTTATGAAAATCCCCACACTTCTATTTAATCATGATTTGAACCAAGCAATAGGGACTGTTCTTGGTTATAAGATAACAGATAAGGGACTATGGATTAGAGCAAAGATAGGCAGAGATTTTGAACCTGCTGATACTGTGTGGAAAATGATTGAACAGGGGATAGTAAAAACATTCTCTATTGGATTTTCTATTCCTGAAGGTGGTGAAGAATGGACTAAGGATGGTGTTAGAATTATCAAAGAAATTGATCTTCATGAAATTTCAGTTGTTACTGTTCCTGCAAACCATGAAGCAATCTTTGAAGTATCTACCAATGGTAAAATTCTAAACATTAAATAT